CCGTGCCGACTAGGGAGGCGAGGGACTTCCGCTCGAGGGCATTTTGCTGCTATAGTGCGGCCAACACACACGCTGGAGAGGTAAGCCATGCAGTTTTCAACAGGCGGGGGGATGCCACCCCCACAAGGCATGCCACAGGTGGCACCGCAAGGTATGCCACAAGGCATGGGGCTCCCGCAGTTGCTCCCCGGCGCGCAGCAGATGTTCGGGGCGCAGCTCTTGAACAGAGTGCAGCCGTCCCCAGCGGCTATGGCGCCGCCGCCCGCAGCTCCCGCAGGTATGCAGATCAACATCAACACTCCGAACTTTGACGCCTTGGCCGCGGCACAGGCCGCCACACGGGACCGGGCGGCACTCGCGCTGACGGGGCAGGGGCGGGGCAAAGGCGGCGGCTTGGCGGGAAAAGGGTCTGGCATATCAGGGCTTTTCCAAGGGGGAGGCCTGCAGCAGCAGCAGCAGCAGGTGATGGACAACCGGTCACGGGCCAGTGACAACAGCGATTACCGGGAGCCCGGGGGCCGGTCAGGAGGCTACCGCGAGGGGTCTGACAATCGCTTCAACGGCATTTATTGAGCACCAGAGGTAAGAAATATGGCGATTGAGAAGCCGATGCAGCCGTCAGACTTTCTGGCGCAACTCGACCTTCCTGAGATAGAGGTCGAGGTGCTTGACCCCCTGTCGGTTACAACCGAGGGAGATGACGGCAGCGTCACAGTAGAGTTTGGTGACGAGGCTGAGACTGACCCCGCCTCCATGGAGCACGACGCTAACCTTGCTGCGTTTCTCGACGAGGACGAGCTAACAAAGCTCGCCACTGAGCTGGTTGAGGGCTTCGAGATGGACCGCCGCAGCCGCAAGGACTGGGCCGAGTCTTACATCAAGGGTCTTGAGCTGCTTGGTATGCGGATCGAGGACCGCATGGAGCCGTGGGACGGCGCGTCGGGCGTGTTCCACCCTATGCTGGCCGAGGCTGTGGTGCGGTTCCAAGCGCAGGCCATGGGCGAGATGATGCCCTCCGGCGGCCCGGCGAAGACCAAGATCATGGGCAAGTCCAGCCGGGAAAAGGTAGAGCGGGCCCAGCGCGTGGGCGAAGAGTTGAACTACCAGATCACGGAGCGCATGCCGGGCTACCGGGAAGAGACCGAGCAGATGCTGTTCAAGCTGCCGCTGGCGGGCTCTGCGTTCAAGAAAATTTACTTCGACCCCACCACCAAGCGGGCACGGGCCGTGTTCGTGCAGGCCGAGGACTTCGTTGTGTCTTACGGCGCGTCTGGGCTGGAGGACTGTCCTCGCTATACCCATGTGATGAAGCGGACCCCCAACGAAGTGCGCAAGCTGCAGGTGGCGGGGCTCTATATTGACGAGGAGCTCCAAGAGCCCACGCGGCAAACGACCGACATCGAGGAGGCCTACGCCAAGATCACAGGCATTGATGTCCCGACAGAGCAAGAAGAGCGGCATACCCTGCTCGAGATGCACGTGGACATCTCCCTCCCAGCGCCGTTTGACGACCCCGAAGCGATCGACCGCCCTTACGTTGTCACCATCGACCTCACCTCGCTCAAAATTCTGGCCATCTATCGTAACTGGTACGAGGACGACGAGACCCTGACCAAGCGGCTGCACTTCGCCCACTACCCCTACCTGCCGGGCATGGGGTTTTATGGCACGGGTCTCACACATCTGGTGGGCGGTCTCACCAAGTCAGCCACCTCAATCCTTCGCCAGCTGATCGACGCTGGCACTCTGTCCAACCTGCCCGCAGGTTTGAAGTCACGCTCCATGCGCATCAAGGGCGACAACAGCCCCCTGAAGCCGGGCGAGTGGCGGGACGTAGACATCGTGGGCGGATCGCTCCGCGACTCGCTGTTCCCCATGCCCTACAAGGAGCCCAGCGCTGTCTTGTACCAGCTGCTCGGAAACGTGGTGCAGGAAGGCCGGCGGATCAGCTCCATGGCGGACCTGCAGGTCAGCGATATGAGCGCACAGGCACCGGTGGGGACCACGCTGGCCCTCCTCGAGCGCAACATGAAGGTTATGTCGGGCATTCAGCACCGGCTGCACGCAGCCATGAAGCAGGAGCTCCGCTTGCTCGCGCGGGTCATCCGCGACTTCATGCCCAGCAAATACGACTATTTTGAAGACGATGACTTCGATCGCAAAGAGGACTTCGGGGCTGGGGTGGACATCATCCCGGTGTCGGACCCCAACGCGGCGACCACAGCGCAGCGCATCATGCAGTATCAGGCCGCGTTGCAGCTCTCGACACAGGCCCCACAGCTGTACGACATGGGCCTGCTCCACCGGCAGATGCTGGAGGTGCTGGGCATCCAAGACGCGGCGGAGATCATCAAGCTGCCAAGCGAGCTGAAGCCCAAGGACCCAGTGGCCGAGAACATGGCCATCCTGAAGCAAGAGCCTGTGAAGGCGTTCCTGTATCAGGACCACGAGGCGCACATCGCAGTCCACATGGCCGCGGCGCAGGACCCCAAGCTCTTGCAGATCGTGGGTCAGTCTCCGTTCGCGTCAGCGATCCAGAACGCCATGGCGGCCCACATCACGGAGCACGTGGCTCTGGCGTATCGCAAGTCGTTGGAAGCGCAGCTTGGCGTGCCGCTGCCCGCAGAGGACGAGCCCATGCCCGAGGATATCGAGCTGGAGCTGTCAAGGCTCGTGGCTGCGGCGGCGGGTAAACTGTTGCAGAAGAATCAGGCCGAGGCTGCACAGCAGCAGGCCGATCAGCAGGCCAAGGACCCGCTCACCCAGATCCAGCTGAAGGAGTTGGAGCTCGAGGAGATGGAGATCAGGCTCGACGCGGAGATCAAGACCAAGCGCCTCGAGCTCGACTCGATGAAGGCTATGGACGCCTCTGCTATCCAGCGCGAGCGTATCGCGGCCGAGGACAAGCGGGAAGGTGCCCGGCTCGGAGTGCGTGTCGCAGAGGATGCTACCAACGCGACACGGGAAGACAAGGCCAAGGGGCTCGCCATGGGGATCGACATCGCCAAGCAGCTCGCAGGGAATAGAGGGAAAACCTGATGGAAACGCTAGAACGCCTCCGGCGGACACTTGCCACCCAGCGCCAAGACCTCGCAGACCATCTGGCGCTGGGTGGCGCAGCAGACTTCAATGCCTATTCCAAAGCGGTAGGGGCTATTCAGACCCTAGATATGGTGTTGGGAGAGATTGCCGACATCGAAAAGAAGCAGCTTGAAGAATAAACTGCTCCTCGCTATCATATGACCCCATACCGTGGGACCAGCCCACGCTAGGTAACGGCGTACCTTAAACGCTGCGGAGAGACCATGTTTACACCAACTGGCGTCAAAATTGACGAGGAGTTGCGCGCCAAACTCCCGGAACCCAAGGGCTACAAGCTCTTGATTGCGGTTCCTAAGCTGAACAAGACGACCGAGGGCGGGGTACACCTGCCCGATGAGCGTCGGGACGCAGAAGAAACTGCCTCCATCATTGGCTACGTTCTCAGGCTAGGCTCCGATGCCTACGGAGACACGACCAAATTCCCCGGCGGCCCATGGTGCAAGGAAGGCGACTTCGTCATCTTCCGCTCGTATTCTGGCACGCGCTTCAAAGTGCACGGGGACGAGTTCCGCATCATCAATGACGACACTGTGGAAGCAGTTGTCGAAGATCCACGGGGGTATAGCCGCGCATGAACGACAGAGCCAAAAAGCCCGCTGAAGACGACGACTTCGAGATCGAAATTGTCGATGACACACCTGCGGATGACAAGGGCCGGCCACGCCGCCCGGAAGGCGCCGCACCAGAAATCCCGGAAGATGATGATCTGGAGCAGTATTCTGATGGCGTGAAGAAGCGTATCAGCAAGCTCAAGTACGAGTTCCATGAAGAGCGCCGCCGCGCGGACGAGTCCGCTCGCTTGCGGGATGAGGCTGTTTCCTACGCCCAGCGCCAACAAGAAGAAATTACTGGCTATCGCAAGCGCCTCTCTGACGGCGACGCAGCCTTCGTTTCGCAGGCTCAGGGCCGAGTAAAGTCGGAGCTGGCACAGGTGCAGGCCCGGATGAAAGCCGCCTATGAGGCGGGGGACTCTGATGCGTTTGTCCTCGCGAACACACAGCTCGCCGACATCAAGAACGAAGAAGGCAGGCTCGCAGCGTACCGGCCGCCCCAGCCACAGCAGGCAGCCACCCCGGCTCCCGCCCCGCAGCGTCCATCAGTGCCGAAGCCGTCGCCCCGAGCAGAATCTTGGGCCACGACAAACGCATGGTTTGGCAAGGATGCAGAGATGACAGCCCTTGCGTTCGGCGTCCACGAGCGTGCAGTGCGCGAAGGTGTTGCGCCAGACAGTGAAGCGTACTATACTGAGATAGACACCGCTATGCGACAGCGGTTTCCAGACAAGTTTGCGACCAGTGGGGAGTCAACACCCCGGAAGCAACCGGGCTCCGTGGTGGCCCCCGGCGGTAGAAGTACCGCAGCAACACCCCGCAAAGTTACGTTGACAGCGACGCAGGTTTCTCTCGCCAAGAAACTTGGGTTGACGGTAGAACAGTACGCGGCGCAGATTATCAAGGAGATGAAGAATGGCTGATCGTACCCCCAGAGAGTCTGAGACTCGTGAGGCCGAAGCCCACGACACACCGTGGAAACGCCAGTCTATGCTCCCCACCCCCGAACCACGTAATGGCCTCCATTACCGCTGGGTTCGCACCTCTTCCCTCGGTAACGCTGATATGGCGAACGTCTCGCGTCGTTTTCGTGAAGGCTACGTCCCTGTCAAAGCTGCTGAGTACCTCGAGCTGAAGATCATGTCTGACGTGGACTCTCGGTTCCCGGACAACATTGAGGTTGGTGGCCTGTTGCTCTGCAGCATCCCCGACAAACAGGCGGCCCGACGTGTTGTCGGTCAGGCCCAGCAGGCGCAAGCCCAGATGGATGCCGTTGACCGGAACTACATGAAGGAGTCCGACTCACGGATGCCCGTGCTCACGCCGGAGCGTTCGTCCCGCACTTCGTTTGGCAAGGGATAACCTTGCCTCCTCAACACGATTCTGGAGGATGAGAAATGGCACTTACTGCCGCTCCCTATGGCCTGAAGCCCGTAAAACGCGCTGACGGTATGGCTTATGCTGGGGCTATGTCCCAGTACCTGATCGACCCCGCTGGTGAAGCGACGAACCTGTTTGTAGGGCAAGTCGTGCACATTGGCGCGGACGGCTATCTTGCTTTGTCTACCGCAACTGGCGCCGACGGCACCACCAACGCGTTGCCGACCGGCACGACCCTCACAGGTTCGCTGGGCGTCTTCATGGGTTGTGAGTTTATCAACGCACAAGGTCAGCTGATCTTCTCGCAGTCTTACCCGTCGGGTTATGCTGCACCCGCAGGCACTGAGATCAAGGCGCTTGTCGTCGATGATCCGAACGTCCTGTTCCAAGTTCAGCTGGACGGCGCCGCCGATCAGTCGGACATCGGGGCCAACACCTTCTTCGCCGCCGCCCAGTCCACTTCGACTGGCAATGTGGTGACGGGCGTGTCCAACTCGGCGCTGGAATCCACCACGGTCACCACGACCGCGGCGTTCCGAATTGTGTCCGCGGTATCCCCGCTGACCGACGCTTTTCCAGATGTTCTGGTCAAGTTCAACCCCGGCTACCACAGCATGACCAATGCTGTTGGCCTTTAAGGAGGGCTAACCCATGGCAATTTCGCGCGCACAGGCCCTCAAAGAGCTTCTCCCCGGATTGAACGCTCTGTTCGGTCTGGAGTACAAGAAGTACGAGGACGAGCATTCGGAGATCTATGAGACCGAGACATCCGAGCGGTCGTTTGAAGAAGAACTGAAGCTGTCTGGCTTCGGCGCTGCTCCCATCAAGACCGAGGGGGGCGCACTGTCCTACGATAACGCGCAAGAGTCCTACACTGCACGTTATGTCCACGAGACCGTGGCTATGGGTTTCGCCATCACTGAAGAAGCGATGGAAGACAACCTGTATGACTCCTTGTCCAGCCGGTACACCAAGGCGCTCGCTCGTGCCATGGCTTATACCAAGCAGGTCAAGGCAGCGTCGCTGCTGAATACGGGCTTCACCTCGTTCAATTCGGGCGATGGGGTTACCTTGTTCTCGGCGGCTCACCCGACTGTGTCGGGCGTGGTTAATGGCAACCGGCCTTCTGTTGCTGTTGACTTGAACGAGACGGCTCTTGAGCAAGCTGTGATCGACATTGCGGGGTACGTGGATGAGCGTGGCCTGCTGATCGCTGCGATGCCACGCAAGCTGATTATCCCGCCGGGCCTCATGTTCGTTGCAACTCGTCTGCTGCAGACCGATTTGCGTGTCGGCACTGCCGATAACGATCTGAACGCCTTGAAGACCAACGGCTCGATCCCTGAAGGCTACCGTGTCAACCATTATCTGACTGACGCAGATGCATGGTTCTTGACCACTGATGTGCCCAACGGGATGAAGCACTTTGTTCGGGCGGCGATGACCACGGCGATGGATGGAGATTTTGACACCGGGAACGTCCGTTATAAGGCACGTGAGCGGTACAGCTTCGGGGTGAGCGATCCCTTGGGCATCTACGGTTCCGCCGGGGCTTGATAGCAATATCGAGCGCTATCAGAGGATTAGGCCCGCTTTGGCGGGCCTTTTCTTTTGCCAAGAGGTAGTGTATCCTCGGGGCTATCCCTGACAGCGTGCATTGTGCCGCTGACCTAACCCAGACAGGAGATCATCATGGGTACTACGACATTTTCGGGCCCCGTCATTTCGACCAACGGTGTGGTCGCTGACATTGTTGGGGCTATCAAGCTCCCCCCGTACACTGTAGCCTCCGCGCCCTCCGCGGCCACCGCCGGTGCAGGCACGCTCGTCTATGTGTCCAACGGCGCTGCCGGTGCAGCGATCCTCGCCTTCTCCGACGGCACAAACTGGAAGCGCTCTGATACCGGCGCAACCATCGCAGCATCATAAGGACAACCCCCATGAAAAAATCCATTGTTTGGGCGGCTCCGTCCGCTGAGGAACTGGAAGCCCGGGGGGCAACTCCCGCTTCTGCTGAGGCCCCGAAGCCTGCCGCCAAGAAGGCTGCCAAGAAAGCCAAGGAGTAAGTCATGTCCTCAGACATCAGGATGAAGCGTGTCACTGGCACTGGCGCGCTTGTTATCGGGCGGGC